ATATAAGAAGATGATGGATCATCATCGCCATATCAAGATTATCCTAGTGTACCAAAAATGGTAGCGGTATGGGATATTATTAGACACAAGACAGTAAAACTAGATTTTACTTTTGGTTATGGTTCGGGAGAAATTACTGGCCAAGAAACTATAATTGTAAATTCTAACGAAGGAATGACTCATATTTTTCCTTTTAATTGGAATAAAGCTAACATCAGTAAAGTAGATGTCATAGTTAATATTATGATAGAAGATGATGAGGGAATATTTTCGATATTTCCAAAGATATCAAAAATGGATGTCAATCCTAGTGATCTTTATGGAGAATATGAAGAAAATTTAATCGAATATCAATCATATATAGATGACATAAAAAACAATCGGGAAATTCAAGAATCGACAATTATTGATTCGTCTTCTTCGGGTGGAAGTAATTCATCTACAGGTTCTAGTGGATATTAAGAACATACACACACATTACACTATCAACTTAAAAAAAGAAAGGAGTTATAATGGAACTTATTACTAAAGTTAAATCATGGGCCGCCGCACTCGCAGAGGTCGGCGTCAGTCTAATTGGATTAGGAATTGTCCTTGAAATCCTGTTCGGTGGAATGAATATTCCATTCTGGCCAGAAGTAAACGTGACTGCAAACATTCTAGGACTGCTGAGTAATTTCAGTGATCAAGGTCTAGTTGGTTTGGTTGCGCTCGCAGTACTGTGGGCTATCTGGAATAGAAAATGATTTCTACAGTAAGTGATTGGGTAAAAAGTAGATTAAAAGAACGCACATCTCACGATGGCATTATTTTAATTGTGTTGGGTGTGCTAATTTTAATTGGGGCCCCTTTTGTAAAGCTTGGTGCATGGATCGCCATTGGATGGGGTGCATGGACAATCTGGTCCAAAGACTGAAAAAGTCTTGACAAAACTTGCGCTACAGCGTATAATTGTATTATATACGCTGTAGCGTTATTTAAGGAGTGAAAATGCTAAAACTAAAAAGTTCAAAAGAATTTTGTGATGAGATTGAAAAAACCGTTAATAATATGGGTATGAGTTATATCGAAACTATTACCCATTATTGTGAAGAAAACACTTTAGAAATTGAAAATATAACACCACTGCTCAGTTCATTCATAAAAGAAAAAATTCAATACGAGGCTGAGGGGCTAAATTTGGTAAGGAAGTCTACTGAAAAGCTACCTCTATGATTCATATGTCCAGTAAAAAAATTGATGATTTCGAAGCATTTAAAATTTTTCTTGCCATGAAATCTCATTTTAATAATGAATATAATTATGCGGAATATGACGGCGCTTTTAAGGCAAAAAAAGAGTCGTACTCTAAAAGAAAAGATAGATATACTTTCGTTCAGTTATCAAAGAAATTTGGTAAAAAGGAATTGGAAGAATTTTTCCTTTCATTGTTTTTGAATGTTACTGAAAAAGGAAACATTGCTGTCTCTGGCACTAATAATATGTGGACGGGTAATTTGCTTGATAAAGAAGCGACCGACACATATAAAAATTGGAAAAAGAGATTGCAGAGTTTGCAATATAATTTTATCAACGATTGCGAGACAATTTTTGATAGAGGATTAGAAGAAGAACTAGAATTTAACCAGATTTTCAAATCTGTAAATGGGAATTACCCGCTTATAATAAGACTTGAAAAGATGGGAGATATTTGTGTCGAAACTGTAGTGGTTTTTGACATGATATTTGACTTTATAAATAATGTGCGGATCGCCGATACGACTTATTGGCCCGTGTATAAAAAGAAAGTCAAAGACTATACACCATTTTTAAAAGTGGATGTGCCACGTTATGTTGGAGTTATGAAAACTCTTTTGATTGAAGATTATTATGATAATTATGGTCAATATCTATTGACAAACCGTGGATAAAATGATATACTAATAATATAAACCGAATACAAAATACATCGTATACAACGCATATAAGGAGGACAATATGTCTTTTGCAACACTAAAGAAGAACCGTTCCGATTTCAGCCGTTTGGCTCAGGAACTTGAAAAAACATCATCCCCACAATCTAATTCATCGTCACAAGACGATCGCATTTGGAAACCAACTATTGATAAAACTGGCAACAGTTATGCAGTAATTCGTTTTCTACCACCTTGCGATGGCGAAGAATTGCCGTGGGTAAGAATCTTTAATCATGGATTTAAAGGGCCTGGCGGATGGTTGATTGATAACTGTCCTACCACGATTGGACTACCATGCCCTGTCTGTGAGAGTAACACAGAACTTTGGGGTACTGGTTCGCAAGACAATCAAAATCTTGCTCGGGATCGTAAACGTAAATTGAAACACATGTCAAACATTTATGTTATCAAAGATCCGGGCAATCCAGACAATGAGGGTAAAGTATTCCTTTATTCTTATGGTAAGAAAATCTTTGACAAACTCAATGATTTGATGCGGCCTCAGTTTGAGGATGAGACACCAGTAAATCCTTTTGATTTCTGGGGTGGTGCAAACTTCAAGTTGAAGTATCGTACAGTAGACGGATATGGCAATTATGACAAGTCAGAATTTGACTCGCCTTCGCCATTGTCTGATGATGATTCTAAAATGGAATCAATCTACAAACAGTGTCATTCTCTCGAAGAGTTTGTCGCGCCCTCTGCATTTAAGACTTACGATCAGCTCAAAGATCGTTTGGACAAAGTGTTGGGTGTCACCTCTCCGGTAGGTACGGCAGAGACTCGTGATATGTATGAAGATAATTCTTCGTCACAAGAGTCTATGTTTACTAAACCGACTTTCAAAGAGAGTCCTACACCAGAATTGAAATCAGTATCTAATGACGATGATGATGACGATTCAATCTCTTATTTTGAGAGACTCGCCAACGAAAGTTAATCTCACACTTTTCACTTTCTGGATTTCATCCAAATTAACACCGAATTCCTCGCAAAAGAATTCATAGTCGTCTTGGTAAATTGCACCAACTCTTGATCAAGACTATAAAACGAAGGACGCCCTATGGGGCGTCCTTTTCCAATTCTACTACTGAGTTATGCAAAAAACGCATACCGACAATGACAGGTAAGCAGGGTGTTTTTTGGACATTTCTCACTAAATAAAAATGTAATACACACACATATTCGGAAGGAAAACGTATGTTGCAAGTAACAATCGACCTATATCGGGAATGGTCATCCCGCGCCGCGGCCAGAAAGGCTCGCAGAGACACAATTAACGAACTCAGCAAACTGTCTGCACATGATCTGCAAGACATTGGTATCACCAGAGGCGATATCAGACGTTTAGGTCAAGAAGGTTATGACATGGTTTTGTTGGACATGGCACGTAAGACACAATTCGGCGCATCGCCAGTTCGTCACCCCAATCACAATACCAATTTAAGAGGTTGGGTATAATGGCTCAACAACAATTTACAACCTACATGGAATTGGTAGGCGAATCCACTGTGTCGTTTGACGGTGTAATGTCAAGAATTTGGAAACGATTTGAACGGTTTTTTCTAACGGTAGGATATGCAAGAGCGGCCTCAGAATTGGCCCGACAGGGATATCATGTACAAGCAAAAAAACTTATGATGGAACTATCAGAAATTAGAGAAAATACAAATACTACCAGTTAATATTTGAACCTAATCCATTTGCATATGCAACAGATTGTGCGGACCTATCTGGATTCCGCACACCATCAAACTTTGTGGTATTATTCACCACACTAGTATTTCCAGAATTATTCATTGTAGTATTTCCATTATTTGCAACTGCGATTGCATTAGTTGATTGATTCTCTTTTTTCAATGCACTATCTTTTAATGAATTGGCGGTATTGAGTTTTGTCACAACTTGATTATTTGATGGAGAAACCGCATCTCTATCTTCCTTGGCGGATAAGATTTTCAAAGCCTTCCTTGATTGGAAAGGAGTAATGGTTCCATCTTCCACACCCTGATTTATTTCGTCTCTGGTCAAACTTTTCATGGGCCCGCCCGATTTCATTTTTACTAGAGAAGTAAACTCTTTGGTCGGCGGTGCATCGGTATTACTTGCGGTTGTCATTGGTACTCTTGCGCCGCCCGAAACGCCCGCCGCGCCAGACATTGACATTTCTCCTTTTCTTACTCTTGGTTTTAGGATTTCTTTTTCTTCTTGTTCTTCTGCTTTGCTTACCAATTTGTCTCTGGCAGTTTTATATGCATCTGTAACTGCTGTCATTATTTGTTCATATGCAGATTTAAAATTGGGACTGCCAGAGGCCGCATCTCTCGCAAAGGGGAATGGATTTTCGTTTGTTCCAAACATATCATTGTATACTTCTTGCGCCATTGCAGCGATATCAAGGGGCAATCCAGATACAGATGGAGCGAATATTCCCACTGTCTCAGTCAGCCCGCCGGCCCAATCACCTTTCCACAATTTATCTAATGCAAACCCTGCCCCGGCAAATGCGCCAATTAAAGGTATTTGTTTTACCAATAATTTGCCAACTGCTTTACCTGTAGATTTTGTTAATAGTTTCTTGTTTAAAACTTTTGCAGTACCGCCTAGTTTTGTGTTTGCAGGATTTATTGGTGGTACGCTTGCAGCCGGTTTTAGACTTGGAGCTGCATTAGTATTTGCATTTAAATTGTTTACTGCTGTGTTTTTAACTTTACTATTCTCTGATGATATTAATTTTTCATTCTCTTTGATTTGTGCTAATTCATCGGGCCCAATGTCTATTGGTTTTGTGCCGTCTGCCATTTGAGTTGGAGTCATGATTGCAGCCGCAGATGTGAACGGCAAAGATGCTGTCAGTCCCAAAGCACCTCTCGCCAACGGGCCTGCTTTAGACAATGCATTGCCCGCAACGCCTTTTGCATTTTTAAACATATTTCCAAATTTGCCAGATCTCCTAGCGTTATTCTGATTTTGTTTTCTATCGAATCTTTTATTTTCTTTTTCAGCCTCTTTGCGATCTCTAGCAAATTTTGCATCATCTAATGATTCTTTATTAATACCAAACAATCCACCGATTTGCCCCAACATACCTGCGCCGCCGAGTATTGCTGCCATTTTTGGTAAAAATTTCATTATAATTTTACCAATCGCTGCCATTCCACCGATACTTGCAATAGACGCTAATGCCGTACCTATGAACCCAGAATCTTCTTTTGATTTTTCTCCTACTAGACCACTACCCCCACTAGCAGCACCTAATAGTTTCAATAATTTTTTGTTGTGTCTGGACTCTTCTCTTTTATTTTCTATTTCTAACGAACTTGGGCTATCGTCTTCTGCGACTTCTACTAGATTGCCAACACCATCTTGGACATGTTTTAGATATGGTGGGTTGTCTATAAGCGCATATTCCAATACATTTTTGATTTCGTCTAATTTTTTCTCTATCTTATCTACACTTATTAATCCATCTTCATCGCCTTCGGCAGACCTAGTCGCAATCCGAGCAGATTCTCTTTCTCTTTCTATATCCAAAGATCCGCCGGTATTGTCATTTGAACGGGATGTAACGCTATCTAATCCAAATTTATCTCTTAGATCTTTTTCTTCCTTTGCAGACGCGGCCGCTGCATCTGATTTCAGTTTTTCAGATTTCTTTTGTCTTACAAAGGCCTCTTTTTGTCTGTCCAGAAATGCAGCCCGTTCCTCTTCTGTTTCTAACGCATTAAATGCTGCTTCTTTTTCTACATCCGCTAATATATCTTCATTTTTAATTTTGTTTTTTAGAAAGTCTACTTCTCTTTGTTCTTGTAGTGCATCATCTTCTGCTTGTTTAGCTTTTTGTTCTGACTCTGCTTTGTTTTGTTTTCTTTGTTGTCGCATTTCACCAAGTTTGGCGCCGATTGCGTTCACTCCTAACGCTAAGAGTGGACTACTAGATAATGTTCCTGCTATGGCGCCGCCAATAGAATCTATACCCTTTTCAAGGCCCACACTTGCAAGTTCACTGGCTTTATTTTTGAGTCCTAAATTTGCCTCAGCGCTCATTTTACTCTGTTTGATTAATTGCTCAAAATATCCTCTATCTTCATCATTCAGATTTCGATTATTCTTTATTTGATTTTCCATAAACTCTAATCTTTGTTTTGCGAGTTTATTTGATTCTATAGAGTTGTCATTCCTGTCTGACATAATTTCTTGTAACTGTTTGAAAGCTGCTCGAGTTCCAGCATCCCCAGAAATATTTTCTTCTGCGTTACGAAATTGTTGCAATAAATTTTCATTTATTGCGCCGTTTTGTCTTCTAAGATTTTCAGCAATTGTAGCAACCATTTTACTTTTTACCCATTACTTCTTTCGCATAGAACGATGCGACTATTGCTGCAACCGATACAAAATATGTTGGAGCCATATCTCCCAGAATTGAACTTGCCTTAACAAGTCCTATCCACTCTGCTAATACAACTGCAAACGGATACAACAACATTCCCCATAGAGCAAACCATGCCATATGTCTTTGTGCATCTTGTTTCTTATCTTCATTTTCCATGTCCGATTTCATGTCGGCCAATTCTATCATTTGTTTTTCCATTGCCATTTCCTCGTCACTAACTATGCCATCATGGTCTCGATCTAGGTAGGCATATTTGGAGTCTTTTTCTAGTTGTTTTTCCATCGAAATTTTTCCTTATTGATTATTATCTTTTGTTTTCTTCCTCTTTCACATATTCCATTAATAAACCAATATATATTTCTCTTTCCCACGGTATCATATTTTCTAGTTCTGTTAAACTATATTTATGATGTTGCATTAATGCAAAATTATTTCTATACATAGTCACTAGGGATTCGTGACTAAGGCCTATGAAAAAAAATCGGTGATTCCTTTCACCCTCACTGTCTTTTCAAATCCACATTTTTTACATTTGACTTGGCATTCGGCTTCTGCTTCAGGCATATCTTCAAAAAATTTATTTATTTTTTCAAATTGATCCTGTGTCAAACTTTCTACAAAATCCATTACTTCTGATATTGGGTGATCGGATGTATTAAAAACCTCATCTCCCTGATAAATTATTTCAATACAACTACTGACAACACCGACAATATCTTCAAAACTTTCGCTTTGGCCCATTTGATTCATTATTTCAAAATTAGGGTATTTCATCATCATTCCAATATCTTCTGTCAATTGTATTTTATTAGAATGGTGATCGCCATTTGCATAGGAAACCTCAACATTTTCCAAATCTAAAACAAATGGTATTTCTGTAGACTCTCCCTCATTCTCTGGACACCCTGTATGTGTATAACTCAAATTGAGAACATTTCCTATTGATTTTGCCCTCAGTTTTATGAAAATATATTCTATATCAAATGTCGATAATGATTCTACATCTATATCTTGAATTATACAGTTTCGAATAATCTGTTTGACTGCTTCAATTTTTTCATTCATATCATCGCCCGTTTGGGCCATCAACAGAATTTTCTCTTCTTTTATCAAAAAGGGTCGAAATTTATAATTCGTTTTTGTTGACGGTAATTCTATATCATATGTCGGTATATCTATTCGTGGTAACATAATTTGCCTTTTCAATTCATTTTTAATTATTTATCTTGATTTATAGTCCGAGGAAAGTATTTGCCCTTGAACCAGTATTACCATACTCCGCTCTCCCCAAGACAGAGTCGATTCTATTTTTTTGTTCTCTTTCAGCTTCACTATTTTTTCTTGATTTAGAATCTGTCGATATATATCTTCTATATGCAATTCCTATTTGAATCTGCGCGAGATCATCATTTGCATATGCATATTGAATTTCGCCTATAGAAATCGGATAAGCTCCTTCAAATTCGAATTCGTGTGTTTTTTGCCCAGATTCGCCATATGTTATTAGTTTCAAATCACTAGAAGAATAATCTTTGAAATATCTAACTCTGTTCGTGTCATAATCAATTACATAATGCATCCAATCTTCGAAAAATGATCTTTCTGATAAATCTTCGCTTAAATATATACTGATATTCAAATCTTCATATGTTGTGGTGTATGGTGCTTTTCTTACGGGGCCGTATATTTTCGTTTCAGTCGTAGCAAGAGATTTACTAGGTAAGGAAACTGATGCAACTCTATATCTTAATGAATTTTGAATTTTTGTATTGTCTCCGGCAGTTACCAAATTTTTCATACTGGGTGCCGTAAATACCAATTCATATCTGTTTGCTTTCGTAATCCCAGATTGTGAAATTTCCGAAACAAAATTTTGCACATTAGCCATTTAACTTCTCCTTGCGCTCTCAGACCAAACTTGCGATGCTGGCGCCTTTCTAAATTTTTGAACAGGCAGAAATATTGCAATGTCCCATTCGTTTGCGTCTATTTTTACAAAATTAGATTTCACTTGACTATACAGATATCTTTTTAGACATGGTTGTATCATATTGTATTTAGACAGACTTTTCAAAATATTATAGGACATTGCCAGTTTTGTTTGTGAATTATATTTTTTGTCTGTGGTGATTCGTGTGAGGGCATCCATTATCATTATTCTATTTCTAGGGGAAACATAATGTAAATTGATTCCTATAAATCCACCTTTTGCCGGTTCTACCACAAATATCAATGGAAATTCATCATAATATTCTAATTTCTTTTTGTGTTTTGGATCATAAGAATAACAATACATAAATCCAGTTCTAGGCATAGATGCAGCTCTGTCAGTCGCGTTCATAAGCTTCTGTCTGTTTATCCTAGTATCTCGCACTTTTTTGCGAAACCATTCTCTGGCTGCGGTCGTATTGGGTTTCACGCCCTTTGCCGCTAATCTTTTTAATAGTGGTGTAAAATTTACTGTCATTATCTTCCTACATGGTCCTCTGTTACAATCTTAAATTCCCATCCTCTATCTTTACAAAATTCTTTTGCATATTTCCACTTTGCTTCGTTGACGCTCCATGTTTTCATTTCGGTTAGATATCTGGGAGTTATTTTTGTTTTCTTTTTTGGTGCTTTACATTCTCTTTTTGGTTTTACTTCTACCACTATTGTTTTATGTATTCCATCTTTATTAGATACTGTTATCAAAAAGTCTGGATAATATCTATGCATTTTCCTATCAACTGGCGAAAAATATGGTATCACTAATTCTTCGCTTGACCACTTCAATACATTAATATTTGTGTCACAATATTTCATAAATCTTCGTTCCCACATAGACCGATAAACGATATTTTTAACATTTCCGATATATTTTTTTGGGTGTTCTGGATTATATTTTCCCTTATATGTAAATCTTTTCATTTCATTAAAAAAAACCTTTATAAATATATTTAACTATTTAGGAGTTTTTTAAAGATGGCATCGAAAAATGATTTTATGTATCCATCCAGTTTGGGAGAAGTCGGTACTAACGATTGGATAGAATTTAATGCATATTCTAATGGTGTCGCTGGTTATACCAAAGTTCAGACAAATACCAAGAGCAGGGCTCAGATACAAAGAAACCAAACCTCGGTCACTCAAGGAACACGGACTGGCACAGCGCAATCTGGCGCGTATAGTGGCATGGGCGAGGGTCAGGGTACTGGAAATTTTGCCCAATCGGGAAATTTGGCGCATGAAGGATGTGCTATGTTGTACATTCCAGAAAAATTGTCAATGCAATCTAAAAGTAATTTTGAAGGAACATCTGGTGGCACTGCGACGAGTTTGTCTGCTAATAGATTGGATAATACTGATACCGATGGTAGTTTTCTAGGAATTGGTACTGGCAGTCTTTTGAGCAATGTTTTGGGTGGTACAAAAGACTTGGTTCTATCTGCCACAGAACAGGTGGAAGCTCTACAAGTTGGACAACAAGCAATCGGTGGTGGTGTTGGTTCTGCGAACCGTCATGTTTTGTTTAAAGGTGTTGAATTTAGAACATTTTCATATTCATATCAGTTTTTGCCAAAAAGTCAAGAAGAATCTGTGATGATTAGAGATATGATTCGATGGTTTAGATCTCAGATGTTGCCATCGTTGACAGTATCGGGAAATAAATTTCATACTCCAAATTATTTTGAGATAAAATATATGATAGATGGAAACCCGACAGAATTTCTGAATAAGATAAAACCGGCAGTTTGCACGACTTGCGATGTTGAGTACGGAGGCGAAG